CGATGTGGTACTCCAGCATCGTGTAGATCGTGTCGTCGTAATGCTGCTGAGGACTGCGATCGTCGGCCACGTCCTCCAGGTCGTACCTGGAGAAGCTGGTGTTCTTGTCTACCAGGATCTGCGGTGTCGGCAGTAGCCTGGCATCTTCAATGAAGGATCCCGCCTCCTGGGCCCGATAAACATCGTTCTCCGGCATCTCGTACTTGTGACAGTACCGAGGAGCATTCGCCAGGGTCCGCGCATGATACGGGACGATGAAATCCTCAGCGGTCACAAACCGAGAGGTCGTCATGCCGGTGATGGGATCGATGTAGACCTTCTTGAACGCAGATCCTGAAAGGGGGAGATAAAACAGCATCTGGTCAGTGGACCAGTAGTATTCCTCATCTGCTTCCGTGAGCTGATAGTTCATGTAGTCAGCGAGTCGTTCTCCCTGTTCCACTTTTTCGTCGGTCGCCTCGCCCATGATGTACGGCTTCACCGGGCCCTGGGGCGGGAAAAATTCCTCGATCGCTCGCGCCTGGAACTGCGTCGTCGCTTCAGCGATGAGTGGATGCTGCACTGTGGCCGCACCCTTGAACGGTACGTCTGATGCTGGCTCGTCGGTCAGGCCCATCAGCCTGAGCCCATCGGTCAGTCGATCGAAGTGTTCTTCGCGGACCTGCTCATCGATCTCGTAGTATTCGATCAGCTCGTCCGCGATTGCGATTCGTTCCTGGGGAGACAACTCCTCAGCCAGGTTGTCGTTCCATCCTTCTGGCGAGGCTTCATCGTGATCGATGTCAGCGTACTCAGCGATCTCACCCTTCGGGATAACCGAGATCGTGCCATCGTCGTTGTGCCGGATGATGTTCTTCTCGGTGACTTGCTCAGTCTCCGTGAAGGTTGGCATCGGCTTCATGGTCGATAAAAGATCTGCTCTAACTGCCATGGTCTATTCCTAAATTGTAAATTCTTCTAGTGCTTCAGGGTCGGCACCACCAGCATCACCGTTGTAAGCAGCGTAGAACCTGTCATTCGCATCCAGCATGTGGAAGCCACTTGATCCAATGCGCCCGGTCAAAGTCAACATCACGCCGCTGTAAAAAGCAGTCCTTATATCGAAAGGCAAGCCCAGGTTGTACTGGAAAACTTCGCTGTCTGTTCCAGCATTGATGTCAACCAGATACAGCTTTGTTCCATCGTTCGACAAAGATAGATCCTGCCCCTTGGTCGCTCCTACCTCGGACGTAAAATCAAATGAGCCGATAAAGGTCGGAGAGCTTACGTCCCACGCAGAAGCCAGGGACCACTGATACAGCTTGCCACCATTGTCTGAAGTGTAAACATTCAATCCGTCCGAACTGAAGTGCAGGCCGAACGGTATCGTTGCACCGTCACCGGCAGTGGACAGCAAAGTGCCGCCTCCCATCGTGGTGATGTCCCAGGCCACACTAAGCGGGAACTCTTGCACTCCAACATTCACCGAAAACGTGGTTACGAATATCTTCATGCCATCAGGCTTTAGAAATACACCGATTGGGGAAGTGGTAACACCCACCGATGCGATCACTGCCGATAAGGTAGTCAGGTCAAATGGCGTACCCATGGAATAGGAGTCAATGTCATTACCTGGAGAGCCATTCACGATAAACGCTCTCGTCCCGGACGCATCTACGAATACACCGTTCGGATCCACAGCACTGGCAGAAATGTCTCCGCTATACGAAGCTGCCGAGAAGTCGGTTATAGCCGGCGCGGTACTCTCACTGCCAGGCGAAAAGACCTTCAGTCTCTGTTGGTTCTGGTCCTGGTTGATGTGGATGTCACCGTTGTCCGGTCTGTAGAAAAGCCCTCGTGGATTCAAGATCGCCTGGGTAGGAGGCGCATTCACGTTCAGACCTACTGAGAAACTTCCCAGGGTCGTGATGTCGAACGCTACGCTCGCAGTGTAAGACGTAAGCTCCTTGGTGCTGTTGTTGATGAGATACAGGCGAAGTCCGTCCGTAGACCATCCCATCGTCGTCGGACTTCCCGCAGGTAGGTCCGAGAGAATATCGAAGGTGGCAGTCGCGACAGTGTTGATCGTCGAGATGTCGAAGGCAGTGCCGACAGCATGCTCTTTGATCAATCCTAAACGAGAAGTCCACATCGTCAGCCCATCTTCAGACCATCGCATGTTCAGAGTTGAGGTGCTGAGGAACTTCGATGCCGTAGCTCCTCCGGTACTCACATCGAACGCTACAGACATCACTTTCGACTGGATGACCTGGCTGCCACCGGCAGTCATCCAGATCATCTTGGTTCCATCAGGCGTGATGTAGAGACTGTTGGGGCTGCCGATACCCGTTATCGAGATTCGATTCGTCCAGTCTCCAGAAGTAATGCTCCACGGAGGATCGACATCATGCGAATCTATTCTGTCGCTGCCATCTCTGCACGTAAACACTCGTGAGCCATCTGGCTTCCACCACTGATCGTATCTGACTCCACCACCAACTGACTCAGGGCTGCTGGAATTGTAATCAGATTGGAAGTAGTTGAGCGCATCTTCCCCAACAGCAGGAACGATTGGAGTGACACCAGCAGCACCACCTTCCAGGCCAGAACCACCGAGACCGATACCAGCATCTACCAGTCCGCTTTGTCCAAGTCCGAAGTCGAGTGCTAGGCCCATCAAACTTCCTCCCAGCACCTGACGTTCTGAATCGCCTGGTCTCGTTCAGCTAATAGATCCCCATTGTCCGCTCTGTAGATAAGCCCTCTTGGAACAACCATCGAGGTCGGTACGTTCACACTTACGCCGGTCTGGAAATTAGATGGTGACGTGATGTCGTATGGCGCTGAGAGATTCCACGAGCATAGAAGGCCGGCAGCGGTAATGGAGTAGAGCTTCAGTCCATCGTCTGAAAATGCAATGTTCGCAGTCCTGACTCCGGCATCGACTGTTGAATCAAAGGTCGTGACCGGAGAAGTGACCAGCGTCGATACATTAAACGCAGTTCCCAGCGTCTGCATATCGATTAGCCCAGCATTGTGGTCAATGAAAGACGTAAGACCATCTGGACTCAAGCGGTACGTGAATGCGTTGTTGGCGATGTTCGTTGCCACTCCTGCGAGAGAACCAAGCACAGTTGAATCGAACGGAGTAGCAGATTGATTATAAGTGATGAGCCGGAACGCAGATCCAGACTGGAGTTGGAGCGTGAGTATTAACGTGCCATCCGGTGACCACTGAAAAGTCCTGGCGGCTGTACCAGCGATCTGCGTATTTACCTGGTTCGTCCAATTAGCAGCCACGAGTGACCAGGCAGGAGATACATCGAACTGTCTAAAACTGAAAGGAGAATTTCCATGCCGCCAAGTCCATACACGAGTTCCATCGGACTTCCAGAACCAATCGTATCTATCATTGCCGGTAGGTTCAGGGCTGATGGCCGACTGCTTGAGAACGTATTGGTCAGCGTCAAGGCCAGGCCGACCACTGACGCCTGGTTGCGGATCTGACAGCGTGTCGCCGCCGAGACCGAGGATCGTATCCAAGGCCAGTCCCAAGCCGCCAAGCCCTACACCACCTGCAAGCGCCATCGCAAAATTCCTTCTCAGCATAGCTGTGCCTACGCTTCGTTGGCGGCGAAGTTGGTGAGATTCTATCTGGTCCCTATCGTGCTGTCACTTCTTCCTATTCGCTCGACGTGATTGCTTCGCCACCTTGCCTCGACGACGACGCTGAGCTTTGTTCTTCTCCAACCAGGCAGCATTGATCGAGCCTCCTGCCCTGGTTTGATTTCGTGACTTGTTACTACCCTGCTTAGCCACTGCGCTTGCTTTTTATCCAGGCGATACCAGCCTTGCAAGATCTAATGATCGCTGCTCCGACAGTGCCCAGCCCTGGGTAGAAATGAACAAGCACCAGGGCAAAGACAAAGCCCACAATGAAAATAAGAATCTCCATGATGTCTCCTTCTTGGGCGGCGATCGAATGTTACCTCATGCGCCGTAAAACTTCCTGGGCTGCGAGAACAATTTCATCTCGTCATCCTTCTCGTCGTCGTCGAGCTGCATCAGGCCCATGCGACGAATGTAACCAAGCAGCATCACCACGCAGTCCACCAGGTCATCATTCTCACCGACCGGGAAGGTCGCGCATTGATTGATCACCTCGTAGGCCCAGTTCCGCGGGATGTACCAGAGCCGACCTTCCTTCAGCACCTGGGAGACCATGTGCGCTCTGAACGTCTTGTCTTTCGTCCCTGGATTCACTCCCCACACTGAGACGCCAGCTCGACGCAGCTCCTGGATCAGCGAGTGACCGCTTGCCTTCTTCTCGATCAGCGTTCGGTCAGGGCTCCACTGAACCTGGTGCGCCACTGCTTCTGTCTTGAGATCCGGGAACTCGACTCGATCGTTGAATCTTTCCAGGAGCAGCGCATGAACTTCCATGTCGATGTCCCTGCCGGTCGGTGAATACTCGAACAGGCCAGCCGTGATCCTGGCAGAGCAGTCGTTCTCCTCCTCCTCCTCGAATGCCGTGTCGTAGAACGAGATGATCTCGGTGAAGTCTGGGTACGGCATCGGCTTGCCGGCCTGGGGATGATCCTGGGGATAGCACCACTGCTGCCACCACTTCTTCTTGAGGATCAGGCCACCACCAGATGTCGGATCCTGGTTGAACTGGGCTGAGTAATCCCTGGGAGACATGGCCTTGGTCTCGGCCTTGCGCTCATCGTCACCGAACCGCTCTGGATTCAGCAGCGCACCCTTCTCGCTCCTGGGATCCTCGAACAGTGGGCCCTTGTCAGTCTGGTGCCCCTTACCTTTGTTGAAGAACGTGATGCAGTGCCGGCCTGGGTCGTACTCCATCGGCAGCATCAGCACCTCCCACCGCTCATCCTCAGTCATCAGAATGTGGCCAAACAGGTCAGCATCGTGCGATCGCTGTCCGATCAGGATCTTCTGGCCTGTGGTTGGATCATTGAGCCTGGATCGCAGTGAGTTGTCCCAGGTTGAAAGCGTGTTGTATCGGATCGTGTCGGAGTACACGTCTTTCATGTTGTGAGGGTCATCGATGCAGATCTTGTCGCCGCCTTCGCCGGTCGCCTTACCCAGGATCGAGCCGGAGATGCGATGACCACCGTGATTGTTGACGTAGCGATTCTTCCTGTTGTCCGAGGGATCCAGGTAGAACGAATCTGAATACCGTTCACGGAACCAGGCTGACTCGATCAGCCGGCGAGACTTCACGGCATCACGTATCGCCAGCTCCTGGGCATAGGACGCGAACAGGAACTGCACCTTCGGATCCAGCAGCCACTCCCATACTGGCCACAGCACACTGGCAGTCAGGCTCTTGGTCTGCCTCGGTGGAATGTTGATGATCAGGTTGCGGATGTCACCGAACGTGACATAGGCGAGGTGATCGCAGATAGCGTCCAGGTGCCAATTACTTTTGAATGGCTTTGGCTCCACAACCGGCCAGGCAGCCGCAACGAACTCTCTCAGGTCTCTCCGATAGAACTCGGCTTGGGCTTGCGTAAGCTGCTGCTTGACTGATTCCTGAACTGATAGAGGATCTGCGACCACCTCAAAGATCTCCGGCACTGAGTCCCTTGTACTCTCTCAACAACGCTCCCCAGGGCCAGCGCACCTGGAGTACCAGGCCGATCTCATCATTGTCGAGCTTGGTGAGCAGCCCTGATGTCTTGAGTTCCTGGCCATTACGACAGTGGCTGGTGAAGTTCACCATGTTGTATTTGTTCCTGGGCCATTCCTTGAACACGACACCCAGGCAGATGACTGGATCCGCCTTGCTGTCCTGGCGAAGGAACACCCAGGTATGCGGACGCATATGCGGCTGCATGTAATTCGCATGACTTATTCCAATGCCATCGAGAATTCGCCTTATGCAGAGCTTGGTCCTGGCATCACCAACGATTTTCCTGGCATCGCTCATCACATCTCCGGCTTATTGCGATGCCTCGCTGGCCTGGTTCCCATGAGTGGATGACCAGGCTTGGCTCCATGGGGATTCCCTGGCTTGTGCTTCGACTTGCCGGCCTTGCTCATCGCGATTGCGATGGCCTGCTTCTGCGGTTTGCCTGAGTGGACCAGCTCGCTAATGTTCGAGCTGACGGTCTCGTCACTGCTACCCTTTTTGAGTGGCATGATTTAATCCTCCAGGCGGCGAAGGAAGTTTACGCTTCGATGGTGCCTACGTCATCCGGCGTAATGGTCTGCTCCTCGGCTTCAGGTTCAGGCGGATAAGCTGCTTCGATGGCCTTGTCGTAGTGATCCTCGCTACACGCATCGATAACCTTTTCTTCTCCAACATCGAACAACCAGCCTTCCGGACCAGTCCAGCCTTCCGGTGTTGACCTGCCGACTTCCTTCTTCACGCAGCCAGGTGCATCGCAGTAGTAAATAACGCTCATCAGTCTGTCTCCTCGTACTTCACCATGGCCTGAGCGTAATGCTCAAAGTCATTCGGTAAGTTCTTATCGTTCGGGCCCAGCTCTCGGTGGATGTTGCGCTCATAAGCAAGGCAGATACTACCAAACGGTTGCCAGCCCCAGGCCATATGCTCATGCACTGCTTCAACGATCACAGCGGAAGTGATGCCAGTGATCACAGTGTATTCGATAATCTTCATCCGCTCCAGATCTTCTAAGTGCTTTCTAAGTCAATACCGCTCGTTCTTCCCTTCCAGGTCACCCAGATCCAGTACACACTCATGCACTTGGGGCACGTATCGTGCGTCCGATACATACCTGGCCGATCGTGCCATTGCAGGTCACAGCGACAGCATTTCATGAGCCCTGGTCTCACGAGCCATCAGTCACAGAACCACATCTCCTTCTCTCAGCGGCTGCGACCACTCCCATCCTTGCGTAGTAGTGACGACTCGATCCCAGCCGTTCATCTTCATGTTCTGGCAGAGGATGTATGGACCATGGGCGCGCACCTCCTCCAACGTCTGCACCTTGCAGTTGACGTAGAACATGCCGCTCTTGTCGATCTCTTTGGGCTCGAAGTCCAGGAATCCACGCTTCATCGTCGTGAAGCGGAAGCCATACGGAGTTGCGCCGTGACGCTCCTCGATCTCCATCATCATTTCGAGTGCGATGCCATAGTCCCAGGCAGAGATCTCCTTCTTTGTCTGCTCCGCTACCATCGTTCCTGGGCTGTAGAACGTGACGAAATGCTTCTTCATTTCTTATTCTCGTTCGATGTACATCTGGCAATGTGGGCAGTCGAAGCCTGGCTGATACGAGTCTGCGAAATCCAGGATCCCTGTCTTGCAGGTGGGGCAAAACGCCACTGGCAAGATTCCTATGTGGCCCTCAGTGCCGCCTTCCTTATCGAGATCGAATGGGCCTCCACAAATACTGCACTCTCGAAGGGCTGCGATCTCATCCTGTGATGATCTTTCCGATTCCGTATGTACGGTACGTGTATCCGTCTTCTGTCTCGTTCTCGTCATCGAATGCCTCCCCCAGCACCTTGGATGTTATCGCCTCCTTAGCTCACAGTGACGCTCGCGTTCTCGACCGGACCTGGTGGTGACTCGTCAGCGACGTTGAATGGCAGCTCAACAGGTGTGCCTGGATCGTTTTCCATGTCGATCGATACCAATTTGCACAGGTAATCACCAGGCGAGAGATCGGGAATTGGATGCTGAAGCGTAGCAGGTGGCACCAGTGGTTCCAGCACTGAGTAAGGTCCACCAGCCACAGCCAATGAAACCTCAGTGCCCTTAACGTCCGCTGGATCCATCGGCAGTCCGCTCTGTCGTTTTGTCGGATGTTCCCACCTCGCTAGTGCATCACCCATCTCGCTCTCCTAATCGTTGACATCTATGGTCGCATTCTCTACTGGGCCTGGTGGATCGTTCTTGCAGAACCATCCAAACTTTCGACACAACCAGGCAAGAAATCTTTTCCACCAGTTCATGAACAGTCGGCAACAACCACAGGTGGCCGAACATTTCCGAACCAGGTGACAGCATCATTCGGCACCGCAAAGCGTCCGTTGACTGTTTCGTTTGGATCGCACGGAGTTCCACCAGGCACTGTGCCGACACCCAGGAACACGTACTTGTTCTCCTGCTTCACGATGTCCCAGACCAGCAGATTGGTAACCGTCAACATGGTCGGCGGCATCGGAACCAGTGGCGGAATAAATTTGCTGACCTCGTTCGAGAAGTCGCTTTCTTGTACCGGGTCGGCGCTATTGAATGCTGTGGTTACGAAGAAGTACGTTGTCCCTTCAGCAAGGCCAGGCACCGTGAATGTCGTCGTCGCAGGATTGTTGATCGTGATGCTGACATCGCCATACGGCCCACCTTGCACCAGGCCAGCATAAATCTTGAAGCCAGCCAGGTCGGTCAGTGCCGTGCCATCCGTGTTCTGCGTCGGTGCTGTCCAGGTAAGCTCTGCTTCGCCAGCCCAGACAAACATCGGGAATAAGCACAGCAGTAGTAATAATTTCTTCATTTCTATCTCCTATTTTTCAATCTCATGTCGCCGCGGCCCAGGGCCTTCGTGTTCTTCATCTGAAGCTGGCGACTTTTCCGTTTGGCCTCATTGAATGACTCGAAAACTTTCGCGTCTCCGGTTGCCAGGTCGAGGATGCGTCGTCCGTTACGCTCCCACTTCTGTTCAACCATGCCGGAATAATTCCTCCCTGGTCGTCGAGATCTCCGGCACAGAGAAGACATCAACATCCAGCTCCTGGGAGTTGCTTTTATCCGGCCACATTGGACCAGGCCCCTCGACCTGGAGTGCGGCGAATCCCTGGCTCATTGCAATAATCGAGCAAGCCTCCATGGCCTCCTGAAGATCAGGATCAACACCCCACTCCTCGACAGTCTCACGAGTAACCTGGTGCCCTTCCATCCATTCTGGCCTGGCATCAAAAGTAACGATGTTGCTTTCAAACGGACGTACCTTTACTTCCGTCTCAGTCTTCACGAGTGATTTATATGCTCGCCTCGTCAGTTCTTTCACGTCCATCAGCTTCCACGATTCAGGATCATGGAAGTCAGTTTGTTCAAACAGATGAACATCCCAGGGCCGGGCAGTGTCGAGGCCATAGAAGTATTTGTCGGTGGCTTGCTCGTATCGCCAGGTGCCACCTCGAAGGGAGTCAGGCAAGAACTTTGGTGCCATGCGCGTAGCAATCGCGACCGTAGCAACGGCGCAAGCAAGTCCCTCTATAAACGCTCTCCTGGTGAGCTTCATGGTCTTACTGCTTCGGTCGGTTCCGGTCTCTTACTGGGCGACGAGGTGTCGGTTCTGCCACTGGTGCTGGCTCAGGTGTTGGTTCTTCACCTTCAGCTCGCCTGATCGCTACATCGACATCCTGCTCGCGCTCGGCCAGGATCTCTGCCGGCGACTTGCCTGTCGTCTCACCAACTCGTTCATATGGAGCTGGCTTCGGTGCCTGGGTGCGTCGATTCGCTTGCTCCTCAGCCAGCTTCTCGGATTCTTCCCTGGCACGTTCCTCGTGTTCTCGAATACGCTCTCGGCGTTCTTCAGCAGTCGGCTTGGTCGCCAGCTTCTCTCTGCGCCTTCGTTCACGATCAGGATCTGGTGTCGGCGTACCCATTGGTGCGCCAAACTCGTTAGCTTCACGTTCCTCTTTGTTGGCTCGGCTTGCCATAGATCACCTCACGTATGCGACGGAAAGTTACGAACCTTCTGCGACTTTGGCGCTGTCTGCCCGGTATCCCTGGGCAGCTTGCTCCGCAGTTTATCCGGATCCTTCTCCGGCACCTCGAAATTCTCTTTCACTTCGTATGGGGGATTTTCAACCGCTGGCGTTTGGAAGCCCTTGCCCCTGTCGTCACTCATGGCGCTATCTCCTCAGTCACTGGCGGCGACTCATCCTCATCGGGATCGACGACAGTGTACTGGAAAGGATCAATGAAGGGTATATCAGCATCGGGCCCATTCATCTTGATGTCAGGCCAGTCTGCTTCATCACTTTCCACAACCAGGACAACTCGATTGTTGGACTGATCGTCCTGGCTTTGCAGTACCTTCACGATCCGCAGGTCCGCAGGGCAATCTGTGGTCACGAAATTATTGTTGGCCGCTGTCAGGATTGCCTCCAGCAGTCCAATTCCGAACTCTACTTTAGCCAGCTTCGTCATCAGATGGATCTCCATCCTCTAATCTTTCAACCAGGGCTGCATGAAACAACTCGTCGAGCTTTTCCAGGTCTCCATCATTTGCACCGATGAATGCCTTGCCGGCCTCAATGAATGAATTTTGCGGCAAGATACCAAGCAAGCAAACAGATGACACCTCGCCCCTCTCCACTGCTGCGATCATGTCTTTTAACTCACCAATAATGTGTTTAATCAGCTCAACAGGCATGTGACCGCGCATCTCTCTAGGCTCTGACTCGCCTTCGAGTTCGCTTTTTACGCGCCGAATATCCAGGTTAGCCACACCATTCCGGTCAGGCAAAATAATTCTGTTGTCCTGTTCCTTCTTGTCGTTCACGAATTTCATCCTCTACTTCGCTGAGCAAATCCTTCCATCGCTCGCGCACTTTTCTTTTCTGATCGTCACCGAAATTCTCAGGCATCACAGGAGACGATGTTCTCTCCATCAGAAATTCCAGGTAATCGTCAGGCAGCTCCGCAACTTCCTTGCCCTGGTGTTTGCCGAACCAGAGATTCATCGACCAGAACGACGCCTCTGCATCTCCGCACTGCCATCAGCCTCTGCTTTACGATCGGCAGTATTCTTTTCGTCCCTGGCTACGACCTTTGTTTCGATTACTTCCTGGTCGTAACCGATGTGATCAGCGATCTGAGACAACACTGTCTTCTCCAGGGTAGGCTTGATCTCCATCGCTTTGTCGATCTGCGCCACTCGTTCTGCTCGTTCGTCTGCGTTCTTCGCGTCCAGTTTGTACCGCATCCCGAACACGAGATTCAGCGTCAGCTCCACGTCACCGCAATCAATTTTTAATGGCATCTCGATTCTCCAACTGCGCTAATGCACGACACTTCTTTTCGTGCGCTGCCCAGTATTCGTTTTTTATATGCTGCTCGCAACCAGGGCACATCTCACAGTTCTTGCACGACCCCTGCTTTGCCGTTGGCTTGTCAATGTAGCACGTACAGACATCGGGATAATTCTCCTCAACCTTCTTCCTTCGCCAGTCCAGCCATCGCTGATGCTGGCTTAGTGGCGACGAAGGCCGACGCCTAGCCATCCGCTTGCCCTGTCAATGTGAAATCGAATCAATGATTCAGCTAAACCTCGAACGATCGCCAGCACCCAATGACCAGTCATCACCAGCAGGACAACCTGGGCGAGGATATTGATGTCTGCGCCGGCTTTGATCCAGTGGCTCTTGTGCTGGAGCTGAATCAGAAACTCATCATCCATCCGAACGGAGTTGAGTGAAATTGCAAAGAGACCCCAGGTGATCCAGATAACCAGATCCTCCTGGGTCTCAGTGCCGGCCAGCGTGTTCGACGTATAGATCAACCAGGTGTACCAGGTTGAAAATGCAATCGCTAACCATTGTGACATCCTGTTCATGCGTTCTCCTATTTGGTGCAGTTCTCCTCCATCTTCTCAGTCAGATCTTCACACCGTTGTCGTGATTGTCGATACTGATCCAGCTCGTTCTCTCGCAATAGATTCACTTCAGCAAGATCCTTCTGGAGCCTGACAACCATCTGAGCCTGGTTCACACCATCTGTCATTTTGGCCTGGCAGTCTCCGATCGCTGATTCCTTGCTCTCGCCTTTTGCTTTGAATGTCTTGTAGAGATTCTTGCTCTGGCATTTCCAGAACCATCCGAGATCTCGTTCGCCGGCAGCAAAAGCGTCGTCGGCAGCTTGCTCGAAATCACATGCAGCCGATCGCCAAGGAAAGCCAATACCTCCTCCACCATCCTGGCTGCTGAAGGCGAGCCCGAATATCCGAAGACACTTCTCAGTGTTGTTGTTCGGAATCATGATGACATCAGGAGCCTGGGCCTCGTAGTTAGAGTTGAACTCTATTTCCTGCTGGTTTCCTTCGTTGATTGCCTGGCCACCGGCAGCGGCATTCTCGACGCTAACCGATGTCTCCTGGCCCTGAGATTGACTCATCTCCTGGCCCTGGGATTGCTCCAGGTTTGGATCACGATCCTTGCTACTGCCACTGGCAAAAGCCGCGGCTGACAGCAGGAGAATGGAAATTACGGTCACGATCTTCATGATGGGTGCCCTCCCTGGATGCCCATAAGAAAGGCAGATCCAAAGTAGTACAGCATCCCAATGACCAGAATGATAATCAGAATTGTCTTGGCTGATTTCATGACTATACCCTCATCGATAGACTACGGTAAAAAGGCAGGAACCTCAACCGACTGGCCGCGACTCCCCTTCGATTGCTCTGGCCTTCGCAGCTTTCTGTTGTATGCCTTCCAGAGTCTTGATGACAAGCTCCAATTCGTCTTGTGGCATGGCGCTGAAATCCAGGGATCTTGCCTGGCTCTGACGCATATTCAGATCCAGCATCAGCTTTTCGGAGAACATGCCCAGGTGCTTCCCCAGGTTTACCAGCGCACTCGCCTTATCATGCAACACATATTTGTAATTGAGATCCGGGCCCTCATCGGTCTCGATTGGCTCGACTTCCCAGGATGCCACAGCCAGGGCTTGTGGATCCGTAAGCTCAGTTAGCGGCTTGCCAACCAGGTGAGGAATGCCTTTCACCTTCACCAGTCGAATGTAATCCTTGACGTTCTGAAGACCGATCGCTGACATCTCGTGCAGGATCCTGGTCGTCGTCGCATCGTAGTGGGCCGCGGCTACCTCGTTCTTCTTCTCCTGGAGAAATGCCATGAAAGGACGCAGCTTAGCGGCCAGCTTATGGGACTCCACTTTGGCAGTGCTTTTGGAATAGCCGGCAGCAAGCATCGCTGGATGCGGCTTCATCGCGAGCTGGACCACGTTCATGGCAAAGTCCAGTTGCTGTTTAGTTCGTGGCCAGCCTTTCGTATTGCGCGGAATTACTTCGATAGCTTCTGATGGGACGCTCACGCACATGCTCCATTGTCTCCCGGCAGCCGCAATCGGCCCACCGAGGATGTGTCGGGTGGCGCTTATGATACCTGCATGGTCGGTACACTTTCACCTGTCTCATTCCGATCGCAATCGGACCTCGCATTCTTTCCCACAAGGGATCACTTGCATGGTCGCGATGCCCTCCACCTTCATATGAAAAAGTTCCTCAAGGAGTTTCCTGGCTACGTCCAGCCTGGTCAGGCCGAAGTCGCGCTTTCCGAACTCCTCAGTTGCCACTCTGAATGACATCCTGTCTGCAATCATAATGCCTCTGATTACTTTAATGAACCTGGTCCTTGCAATGCTGTGGTCAGGTGTGTATTGTCGGACGCTGGGTACAGTTAGTCAAGGAGTTAGACATGGAAATTCTCTGCTACATCGCTGTGATTTACGTCACGCTCGACCTCGCCGCTTCCGCGTATGTTATCTATAAGCGCGGCGGCTTCAACGCCACTATCGCTGACATACGCCAGAACCTTGGCCTCGTAAGGGATACAGAGGAAGACGAAGATGTTTACGATCGATGGTGAGGGAAAGGAATACTCGGATCTGCAACTGGCACTGGCCGAAGCTCGACGCCTGAGCATTGCTTATCGACGCAGTATTACGATCCTGAAAGACGGTAAATTCCACCGACTTTTGCGCTACTAAATCGCACCATCTCTGTCCAGGGGCCTTCGGGCCCCTTTTTTTATGGTCACCATGCCCTTGCAATACTGCGGTCATTCTGTTCTAATCGTCTCCAGGGTACAGTTATGGAGT